ATAGTTGTGAAGGTGTGTTGATCCTTTACGAGCACCGTAATGAGTATCAGTGATGATTGCTATCTTCATTTCTTTTTCTTTGGATAATATTGAAAACCTTCGGTTTGCTCACACAATTCGGATAATCTAAAAGTAATCATCTTGTCCCAAGGGGTGTGACTATCCATTAGAACTGCTGCTTTTTTGCCTTGTATTCTTTGAACACATCCAACATACCCTCTGTATATTGAATTTTCATCAATTACTTTTACTGTAGAACCTGGTAAAATCATCTATTACTTGATTTGTATTGTATGTTATCTTTAATTGTGTTATATTCTGAACTATCACCTGACAGAGAGTTATCGTCAACCTTCATGACCTCATCGAATCCAGTTCTTTTCAATCATCTTGTTCTTTATATCTACCTGTTTCTTTTCCTTCTGTATTCTACGTAAGAAAGCATAGTATATTATCTGAGTAAAATAAGCAAATGGATTCCTTGACTTCTCTGGATCGAAGTTATCAATATATGTAATACAATTTTCTATACCATCACCTATCATGTCATCTTTAAACATATAGTTGACAAAGTTTGGTTTATATGATAGATGTGTAGCAATCTTTAAGAAGCATTCACCTATGTATTTACTAACAGGAGGTTTCTTAGTTCCTTTTATTCTAGCAATTTCTACATGGTCTTTGTATTCAATAATTGCTGCTAAGAACTCTTTATTGTTAACATAATGTTCTTTTTTACTTGCCATTTACTATCTTGCTCTTGTCTGTCTATCATAGCATATTTAGGGGTACTTGACAAGGGGATAGAAAGTGTGTATAATAACTGTGTCAACGGTTAAGGGATACAACTAAGCTTTATCTGGGTCTTCTTTTTTAAACTCTAGACGTAAGACGTTCTCAAGATACTCCCTCGCCATATCAACTGATCCTATAAGACCAGTTTTATCATTTAATTCTAAACGACCTCCTTTTCTCTTTTGTGGGATAGGGGGTCTTGTCATATTTCCTTTTATTTTAGCAATCCTTTCCTCTTGATCTATTTTAGCCATAGTTCCCAAATAGAAACTACATACAGATGAATTTAATTCTGTCATACAAAGTATATCTTCTCCAAATATAGTAAACTCGTCCTCGTGTGTTATCTTATTCCAGTATTTAATTCTATAACCTTGTACTATTCCAGGTATATCTATTTCTTCTATCTCTAATGGTTTATTAATTATAAGGTAATCTTCTTCGGGACACGCTTCTTTAACTAAGCAAAGTATTTCCTCACCGTTCTTAAATTTAATACTAGCGTAGAAGGAGTCCATACTTACTGTTTTAATTTTACCTGTATAATTTCATAATCGAATGATTCTTGGTTATAGATTTTTACTCTCTCAAATAAATGACGAAGGGTATAATTAGGATTCTTACCATCTTTGGTAGTATCATCAGCAATGTCGTAAAGGATAGCAATTGATTTGTTTTCTCCTTTTCTTAATACTCTACCTATTGATTGTAGGTTTCGTACTCTTGACTTTGATGGGGATGCAAAGATGATATTGTGAAGACGTTTAATGTTAATTCCAGTTGAGAAGGTGCCGTAAGAGGCAACAATAATTGCATTGTCTTCATTTTCGGTAATGGTTCTGACTGATTCACGATCTTGTGTTTCAACACCACCATGAACAAAGAATACTTTTCGTTCACTAGATGCACTATTATTTATCATCTCATAAAGTGGTTCTCCATGCTTCTCTACGTAATTGAATAGGACTAGTGTATTTCCTTTAAGATCTAGAGCAAGGTTCTTTATGAAATTATTTCTTTTAGGGTGGGTTACTACCCATTCTATTTCATCTTGATAGGTATCAAAGTCCTGGTATGGATGTTTTAATGCAATGATTCTAATTTTTAACTTGGTAAGGTGACCTTCTTTAATTAATTCATTAGTGTTAGTTACCTTATCATGAGGTCCAAATAGTCCTTCTAGTACCAACTTATTTGTTTTACTACCATCTAATGTACCAGTAAACCCTATACGATACCTTGCATGATGTAGTTTAGTAAGTATTTCCGTCAGTGATTTAGCTTTGAATAGATGTGCTTCATCACCGATAACAGCAGTAAATGGTTCAAACCATTTCCTAGATTGTTTATATACTGATTGCCATGTAGTTATAGTAACTGCTTTATCAGTAACCTTTTCATGACCAGCATATATCTTATGAACATGATCATCTACACACCACCCATAGGAAAAGAAGTCCTTATATAATTGTTCTACCAAAGATGTAGTAGGTACAACAATCAATGTCTTCTGTCCTGACTCAAATAAAAATCTGACGATGGAATATATCATCAGAGATTTACCTGATCCTGTAGGTGATACTATTAGTTTTCTTCTCTTTCTTAATGCTTCATATATTGCTTTATATTGATAAGGTCTTATCTTTAGTGAAGTAAACTTATCAACATATGTTTTTATACCACTAGGAGATATTAATTCATCCTCCGAGTCAGGCATACCAAAGTGTTTATTATCAACATAGGAATATTCATACCCTCTTTCTTTACAAAACTGTTCAATATACTCTCTTAGACCTGCATATATCTGACCAGTTGCTGGTGAGAATAATCTTATCTTACCATCCCAATATCTTTTCCTATAGGAATCCATAAATTTTGCTTCTGGCACATCAAACGTGAAGTGATCAGATAGTTCATATCCTATATGAGGAGGTACTTTTAGTTGAAGGTATACTTCGTTTTTCTTTTTAATAAAAACATCACTCATCTATACCTCTAGAATAACGTAACCAATCAATTGCATTCTTTATTTGGAATGAACGATTGTTTATGTTATTTAGTATCTCTTTGAGAGTTTTCTCATAGGTATCATATAGGTCTAACTTACCCTGTGCCTTATTTAACTGTGGATCTGCATTAAGATAGATGGGAACTTCATTCTTCATGATCTTTACATCAGGGCATTCTTCTTCCCTTCCCATATAGAAACTATACTTTTCTTTATAAAGCATCTGGAATGCATACTGTGCTTCTTTTTTCATCAATACCACTTTCTGGTATTTGTCTAACCATTTGCAGTGTAGTAGAGGTATTCTGCGTGCTTCATCCATTAAGTCATCTGCCATTTCAGCATCTGCACGCCACTCACTCATAAGTTTTTCAATAAAATTCATAGTGTTAGTTCTTTGTCATTCTTATCTAGTAATTTGAAATAGGTGTATTTAAAGGTAACGTCTGCAGTTAGATATTGTATGTCATTAGTGTCTACACTAAATGGTAAACTAGTAATTGCTACTGGAAATGCATCATATATCTTGACTACTGTTTGAGTGTTAAAACTACTGTTTAGTATTCTAAGAGTAAGATCTAACCTTTCAACATCATCACCTTTATGCTCCTTTGCTTTCATGGCATTAGCAAACTCTCTCCATTGACCTGCTTTCTGAGGATAAGTTATACCTGTCATCCAATTATGAATGATAGAGTAGTTTCTCATATCCTCATCAACTAGAAAACTTATAGTAAAATCTTCATAGTTTAACTTATCACCTGATAGTTGAAAGTCATTATAGATGGTTGCTTGCTGTGGACCTTCCATTGATATGCCAGGTATATTCGCTTCATTGCATTGGAATGATACCTCTTTGAAAAAAGGTATATCCAACTGAAATGCTACTGGTGCTAAAAAATTTGACATCAAAATATAAAGGAGTCCTCCCATAGTATTTAGACATAAAAAAAGAGACCCCGTAGGGTCTCTAGTAAAATATGTAATCTGAATTACATTAAGTTTGCAACAGATACTCTTCTGTAGTAAACGTTAGTACTGAGGTTACCAGCAGCACTAGGGTTAGAATCGGTAAGAGTTGAATCATATCCCTTAGCAAATGGGTTAAGAACTACGCCATAACGTGTCTTAAATCCGATGCGTGGCTGGAAGTCGTCTTGCCCGACGCTACGTACCATCTGTAGAGGTACATAAGGACAATAGAACAGACCAGCATCATAAGGAGATGAACCCTTGTATCCGATAACATAGTACTGATTACCTGAGTTACCTGATGAATTTGTACCACCACGTGTGATAGTAGCATATGGATCAATGTAAACTCTGTATCTACCATTAAGGATACCAGCGAAAGTATTACCTGTCTCATCAACTTGTAGACGGTTATTACCTTCGATTGCAGGAGCGTAATCAAGAGCACCAGCCATTGCTAAAGCAGAAGCAACGTCAGCAGAGCACATAATCATGTTGCCCTTTCCACGACGAGTTTCTCTTGCAATTGCGTTTGCGTCTCTCTCGATTTGGAACATAAGTCCCTTGAATTTCTCAACTGACCAACGACCATTTGAGTCAACGTCTAGGTCGAAGATACCAGCAGTTGCTGTATCATGCTGTGCACCACGCTTTGCAGATTTGTAAATTGTACGAACAATCTCTCTGTTGATCTCAGCAAGGATCTCAGATGAAAGAATGTTTGCCAATTCTGACTCAGCATCAAGACCGTGAATTGCACGTAAATCTTGAGCAAGTTCAATACTGTACTCTGCCTTTAGAGCTCTGGACTTAGCAGTAACCGAGATCTTCTCGATACTGAATCCCATCTCTCTGAAGTCAGGAGCAGAACCGTCACTATCAAGTCCCTCAGAGTCCTGTGTGGACATTGGTGAACCGTTTGAATAGTAACCTTGAACTGTAGCTTCGTTAGAACCTGTAAAT